CGTGCTTTCATCGGCGCTGTCCTGATTGCTTGCAACCTGAGTGAATACTACACACAGGATATTGAGGACATGGCGAGCTTCGCAGTAACAAATGATGTACCGCCGATGGTCGACGCAGATTTCCAGCCTGTCGATGAACCTGTACAGAAACCGCAACAACAACCACAGCAACTAAAGCAAGCTGTTTGGAATGACGATGAATTTTTGAAACAGTGGTCAAAACCTGCTGGTGTTGGTGGAATGAGCAGAACTAATGCTGAGTCAATGGTTGACGAGAAAGGTCAGCCGTACGGCGAAAAAAGCACTCAGACACTGTGGAATATGCAGAGAGTCATTATGAAAAAGATGAACGCACCGGAAACCACTCAAGACCAAAAAGACCTGTATGGAATGAAGCTTTCCGCAATTTGCGAAATCCTGCAGTGCCGGAAGGTCGAATCAATGCCGCAGGTCAATGACGCACAAACCTTTGTACAAGGTGCGTAACCGAAAAAGCGAGTAAGACAGATGCGAGGTGTTATGTCTTTCTTCAGTATATTGTTCTCCATAAATATAACATTTCTCTCTTGGTACTGGGGCGTACCTCGCCAGCCCACTTTTTGAGAGGTAATCATGGAAGGTAACTTGGAATGGCTCAAATTTAGGGACGACTGGTTCGATGTCCTCTTAGCACTTTCAAAACCTGAAATGGACAGGTTACTTACTGCCATAAGAGATTTTACAAACGACAGGGAAGTACCAGAAATGTCAGGTCGCGAATCTTTTCCGTGGATATTGATAAAAGCCGAACTTGAAAAAGACAAAACTTCAAGACGGAAAGCCGCTGATGCTCACAGAGAAGCCGGAGCAAAAGGTGGAAGACCGAAAACAAATGAATCCAATAAGGTTATTACCGAAACCAAAAAAACCAATTTGGTTTTAGAAAAACCAAATGAAAACACAGAAAACCAAAATAACCAAATTGGCACAATTAAAGAGTTAAGAGATAAAGAGATTAAGAGTACAGAGTTAAAGAATAATATTGCGGAAACTGACGTTCCCGCACCGAAAAATGCAAAAGCCGAAAAATCATCACCTGATGATCATGAATTTTGGAAGTTTGCAAAAGAAAATGCGGAGCTGGCAGAAACGTTTTACAAAGCCACTGGAATTTATCCAGTAAAAAGCCAATTCGGAAGATGGGTGAATGATTTACGGGATTTAGCAGAAGCAGGAATCAGTGCAGAGCGTTTACAGAAAACCATTGCTTATATGCAATCCGAAAATATCCCGCTTTCAGCACCCGGTTCATGTTTGAAGACAGCACAATGGTTGAAATCACGTGGCAGTGTACCCGCAAAATCACAGCAGAAGCCAAAATACAACGCTTTTGAAGAATACGCAATGAAGCTAAACGGGATTCCTGTTCCCGAATACGATGTGGAGATAAGCTCATGACAAAAAAGGAATTTTCAGTGATTTTGGTAAAAATCGTGAGATTTTATCCAAGGTTTTATGATGGTCAAGACCCTGAAACGGTCAATAATGATTGGTTTGAAGTAGGCGGTTTTGAAAGCATTCCTTTTGAAGTAGTCGATAGAGCGGTGAAAGCGTATTGCAACACATCGAAATTTCCACCGTCCTTGGCTGACATCAAATCCCAGATGGTTGAGAGTTATTTGCAGGACAAGCCGACAGCCATGCAAGCATTTCAGCAAATCGCAAGGGCGGTCCGCAAGTCTTACAGCAAAGAAGATGCCGTGAAGCAATACAACGAACTTCCACCGATTTTACGAAAGCTTGTGGAAGAACCGAGCGTATTACAGGACTGGAATAAGGTCAGCACCGAATCATTTCAGACAGTCGTTATGTCAGCAATTCGGGAAAGCTACAGAGAACTGGCAACACGAGAAGCAAAATACTACGCTTTTCCTGATGAATTGCAGATGGCAGAGCAATGGCGAGTCAGCACTCCTGATGTAGTGGCATTGCCGGAACCTGTAAAGCAGAAGACGATTGACGAAATGCAGTCTGATATGGATAAACACGCTGCTGAATATCGTGAATCACACGGAATTACCGCGAATCCGAAATACGATGGTCGTGTTGCAGAATTTCAAGCACCGATGACGAAAAATGAGTTATTGATGCACGAAGCGAAAGAAAAAGCAAAACTGAAAGCAAAACTGGAGCGGATGCGTCCATGACGGATGACGACCAAAAGAAGATGTTAAAGGTTTTTTTAGAGGATGCTAAAAAAGCCGAGCCGGAAGAAATTGAGAATGACTGGTCAGAAGATGAAATTCTCGAAGCGGCAAAAAAAATTATGAAAAGGATGGGATTAGATGACAAACAAAAATTGTAATAATTGCTGGTGGTTTAGCCACATCAACAACCACTGCTTTCGGACAGCGGAAATTAGAAAAATCGAAGCGCCGAAGTACATGGTATGCACCGAATGGGCTTTTGATAATCTTACGGATTGGGAACGCCAAGATTGTGAAACGCTCACAGAAATGGATTGCACCAGATGAAAGACAGCACGGAAAAGACACTGGATGTTTTACAGAGGTTGGGCGTAATCCGAAAGGAATATCGAGAGCCATTGAAAGCTGTCATGGAATACATCTGCGAAAAAGACGTCATGAAGACAGTCAGGTTTTGTATAGACCACACATATTATGACCTTATCGGACAATTTGATGAAAATTACGAGGGGATAGATGACGATTGATCGAGAAATCATTGATGAAATGAAGGAATTGGCAAAGCGGGAAGTAACCGCAATCAATCCGAAGGTATTTCAGAATGAAGAAAAATCACTGTACACCAAGACCGTCCAAAAATACGGACAGGAAATCGCAACAGAGCTTTTACGGAAACTTTGGAAAATCGTAGGAAATGAGAGACGGAATCACCGTAGAAGTGAAATCTAAAGAAGGATAGCAACATGGAACAAGAAAAAATATACGCAGAATTACCGAATGTATATAGAGCATACAACTTTGACCGCTCGAACGTCAAAGATATGTGGATTATGGAAAACAAAGTTTTTGACAGTGCACTTGACAAACTCAATAGCGATGAGCGGAAAGTCATCAAAGGATATGTTGACCACCTTTCAAGCCACAGTGTCAGAATCAGGAATCTTGGCAAACGTGGCGCCTTGGAAGTGATTGCTAAAATAGGCATTTTTCTGAGCCTGAACGATAAGAGAGCGTCGTGAGAATGTGTCTCGCGTTTTACTGGGTAAATCTCAAACCAAAACAAATTCACGGTTCGGAGCCGTTGATGCCCAGTAGGCGGCTCCACGAAATCTACGTTGGAATGTGTCCTGAGATTACCGCGCTACTATCACGAAAGGAGACACCTCCATACGACCCTGCCATGTAGCGCATGGCTTGTATAGCCCGGCGATTATATCAAAGGGCAGACGTACTACCGTCATTTGCGCGGGGTGGCGGTACGAGAACTGTCTGTTGTGGGATTGCCTACGCAGTTTTACAAGGTGAGACAAACAATACACTACAGAAAGGGCGGGGAAGACTCCCACCCGCGATAAAAATGCTATGTGTTGTCTATGTGTCATTGTCGATGTAGAAGCTGGTTTGTCAGACTTACCTTAGTGCTGGTCACTATGTCTTTAGCAAATGTCTTGTGTCGTCGGACCCACCTTGGGCGGCACTTGCGGAAAACGACAGGCGAAAGTCTGATGTTTATCGGAAAATCAAAATACAAAAATCTTTAGAAAGGGCGGGACACCCTCACCCGCATTACAAATTAGGAAGCCCTGTAATTTTACGCCAAGCCGAAGTGGGATGTTTTTCCGAGTCCCGCAGACGCTTTTTGAGGTGACGAGATGAAAAAACTAAGTGAAAAAGAACGGAAAACACATCACATACAGATGATTATGGACGATGCAGACCATGAAAAATTTCTGGATGTTATGCAAAGCTCACATCTGAGTGTGTCAAGCACAATGCGAAATGTTTTTTACAGCTTTTATGCTGATTGGAAAGAAAAGAGCGAATCGGAGAAAAAAGAATTATGGCAAAAGTAGAAATCGAAAAAATGCTTCCCTCTGGCGTGTGCCGGATGGGCAACACCAAAGTGACGTATTACAAACGCGGGAATCGGCTTTGGTTTGACAAAAAGGGTATCGAGCTTGTGTTGACTGGTAAGAATCAGCACAATCTCCTTGGTCAGTACAAAGACCCGAAGAACCATACACGCATCTTTGATATTGAGAGGAAGGAAGTTGTTGACATCATCAGTAAGACAGGAGTCCACAATTACCTGAAAAAAGCATGGAGCGTAAAAGACGAAAATCGTCATGCTTT